ATGGTATACAAGCCTAGATGACCGCGTGCGAGATAGCCATGAAAAGATGCACGGCGAACGTGTGCCGCTTGGAGAAGCTTTTTCAAACGGCTTGAAATATGCAGGCGAATACACACAAACCGAAAAGACCGGCGAGAATATCAATTGCCGTTGCGTTATATTACATCACTTTGAATAGATGGAGGCACACGAATGCTTTTAAAAAATCTTAACTTTGAATATAAAGCCAATTCAGATAAGCGAGAGTTTGAAGGCTATGCAAGCACATGGGATAGGGATTTAGGCGGCGACCAAATACAAAAGGGCGCTTTTAAAAAGACCATTACAGAACGTTTTCCGCAAAACAAAGTAAAAATCCTATGGCAACATAATGAGCCAATTGGACTTCCTACGCACATGGAAGAGGATAGCAAGGGGCTTTATGTAAAAGGGCGCATTAGTAAAACACGCCTAGGCGATGAAGCACTAGAGCTTATCAAAGACGGCGTGGTTGACCAAATGAGCATAGGTTATGACGTTGTAGGAGATGACATAAGCGAGGATGGACAAACACGCTTTCTTAAAGAGCTTGTGTTATATGAGTTTTCGCCGGTTACGTTCCCGATGAACCCAAACGCCGACATTGTAAGCGTGAAGACGCATTTTAATAGCTTAGTCAAGGAATTTTCAAACCCTGTTATGGCAAACATGTTGAAAGAGCATAAAAACTTTGCAAAAGCCGATATTAAAAGCATTGAAAACACGATTAGAACACTTGAAACGCTTTTAAAACAGCTTGAAGCAGGCACAGTTGAGCCGAATGACCTTCACTCAATTAATCCTTTCCAAGCTCTTATAGCCGACATGAAAGGCTATAAACCGACTCAAACGAAGAGCAAGAAAGATGACCAAGACGAGTTTATAAGCGCTTGTATGAGCCGCTTACATTCACGTTATCCCGACCAAGAACAGCGCCTTGCCATTTGTTTTTCTGAATGGGAAGACCAATAAACCAACAGGAGGAACACACCATGTATATTAAAAAGCCATTTGTACCGCTTTTAAAATTAGATATTCAATTCTTTGCAGAAAATAAAAAGGATGAAGCAGTAGACCTTAAAACGCTTCAAACTGAATTTAACGCATCATGGAAGAGCTTAAAAGGTTTATTAGACCAACAAGCAGACGAAATGAGAACACACGGAGAAACGGCACAATCTACAGCCGATTCTATCACAGCGATTGAACAAAAAATCAATCAATATGAGCAAGAACTAAAAGGCGTAACAGACAAATACAAAGACTTTGAAACAAAAATGCAACGTCCTTCATTTGGTGGCGGCGAGCGTGCGAAAAGCGCCGGCGACTTACTAATTGAATCAGATTCTTATAAAAACATGGGTAGCGGCGAGTTTAAAGCTAGCCAAAGCCTAAAAGGATTCTTTACAAAAGACCTAGATAGCACAGACCCTAAAGGCGGCATTCTTGTAAGCCCACAAACAATTGCAGGCGTTCTTACACCGCCACAAGAAGACCTACGTATTCGTGACCTATTAAACGTTCAACGTACTACTAGCAACGCTATTGAGTACATTGTGGAAACAGGCTTTACAAATGCGTCAGCAGTAGCGCCGGAAAAATCACTTAAACCACAATCAGACTTAACGTTTGACATTGAGAGCGCAACAGTTAAAACATTAGCGCATTGGATTCCGGCAACACGCCAAATCATTCAAGATGCTCCAATGTTACGTAACTATGTTGACGGACGTTTAACATATGGACTAGCACTAACAGAAGAAGCGCAAATTCTTTACGGTGATGGCGTTGGCGACAACATGGCAGGGATTATGACAAATCCAAACGTGCAAAACGTTGGAGGCGTAGCGGCGGCAGACACACGCATTGACCATTTACGCCGTGCGATTACACGTACATTACTTGCAGGCTATCCGGCAACAGGTATTGTATTACATCCGTCTGATTGGGAAGACATTGAGCTTCAAAAAGGCACAGACGGTCATTATATTTGGGTATCAGTGGTTAACGGTGGAGAAACACGCCTATGGAGAGTGCCGGTTGTTCAATCTACAGGAATGAACGAAGGCGAATTCTTAGTAGGGGCATTTGGACTTGCAGGGCAATTATGGGATAGAGAGCAAGCAAATGTGCGTATCTCTGAACACCATGCAGATTACTTTGCACGAAACATGCTAGCTATTCTTGCAGAAGAACGCTTGGCATTAACTGTATACCGTCCAGAAGCATTTGTTCGCGGTGCATTCACAGCGGCAGTATAACCCTAGACGCATGAGAAGGGGGCAAATTGCCTCCTTTTTCAGTTTTTAATACTAAGACAGCAGGAGGACAAACAACATGGAATTAGTAGCCTTAAAAACGTTCTCGCGTGGAGGCGTAAATACTGTTAAGCAAGGTGACACATTCACGGCGAATGATGCACATGCACAGGAATATATTCGACTTGGTTTAGCAAAACCGACAGACGCAAAAGAAGCGGCTAAGGTTGAAGCGGCAAGCGCACCGGCAACAGACGTTGCAAAGAGCGACTACACCGAGGACGAATTGAACCAAAAAACTATTACTGATTTAAAGAAAATTGCAAAGAATATTGGTGTCACTGGCTACAGTAGCATGTCAAAAGCCGAATTGGTTTTTGCTATTTTAGCGAAACAACAATCAAACGTGGAGGGATAAACCATGAAAGATACAAATGGACAAGACATGAACGAACCTAAACGCAACCAAGCACCACAAAGCGAGCCGGCGGAACGTCCACAAGAAACACAATTTGGACAAGAATTTTCCGAAGAAGTGGGCGCGAACGATTTAAACCGTGAAGAAAGCGGCTACCCAAGCGAGCAGAAAGACGCACGCGGCGGAAACCACAATCCAAAAGGTGCAAACCAATATACAAGTGGGCGAGTTGATGACCGTGGACGCAAAGGCAAAGAAGGCGGCATGGAAACAAAAGGTGCAGAACAAAATAACGGAAATAAGCACGCAAACCAGTACACAGAAGGACGCAATGACGACAGGGGGCGCAAAGAATAATGGCGGTATTTAACTTACAAGCGTTAGCAGACCGAGCACGCTATTTTGAGCAAGTGCAAGGCATGAGCGCACAAGATGCAGAAACACAAGCATTTAAAGAAGCAGGCTTCCAAGGTAAAGAGGATTTACCACAAGGCGCCTATACTGAATTTCAAGCACACGTGGCGAACCGTACAACAGACAGCGAGTTTGCACGCAACGATAAAGACCGCTTATTAAACCGCCGCGAAGCAGGCGCACAAGCGCAATACGATGTAAACCCACAACCGGACACAACAACAAGCGATGCCGGTTTAGATAGCAATACTACACAGCAAAGCGAGTGAATTAGATGCCATTTGTAGAGCGCTTAATTGTCACAGGTACAGCCGACTATTTGCCATTGGATGAAGTAAAGAAATGGTGCAAAGTTGAGCATGAGCTTGACGATGATATTTTAGAAAATCTAAAAGAGTTCGCAATCTACGAGGCGTATAATTTCATGCAAAATGATTTTGAATACACAAGCGATGAAGGGGAATTGGTACTAGAGCCGATTCCCTTTCATGTTAAATTGGCTTGTCTTATGTATATTGCCTATCTCTACGAGCATAGAGGCGATGAACCCACAGACATACCGCCAAACAGCATGAAGTTATTACAGCCTTATAAGAGGTTGGTAGGACTATGAGCATAGGCAAGATGAAAGACCGCGTAACCGCTAAGAATAAAATTAAAGTGGACAATGGGCGCGGCGGTTGGACATATGACGAGCAAACCATTGGGACATATTGGGCGGAAGTGGCGCCGCTAAGTGCTCGTAACATTATCCAATACCGACAAGCCGACAAAAACACAAATACATTAATAAAAATGCGCTATGATTCAAAAATTACAGTTGATACCGTTTTCTATGCGAGAGGCAACCGCTATGACCTAGAAGAACTCATAGAGGAAAACGACTATCTAATAATGATGGCGGTAGGTGAGAAAATTGGCGAACAAAGTTCAATTTAGCCTTTCAAACAACTTGCAGACCATAGCGCAACGCACATTGCCACAAGCCTTTGAACAAGCGCTTTTAAAAAGTACGATTGTTATTCGTAACAACGTCATTAAAAAGCTTAGTGGACAAGGAACAGGGCGCCTATATAGAGTGCCGGCGACCAAGCGCACTTATAGAGCGTCAGCCGAGGGAATGCCGCCGGCGGTTAGGCTTGGACATTTACGGAATAGTTACCGCTATATCGTAGAGGGGCAAGGATGGGACGCCGTGGGGTATGTAGGTAGCGACATTGAGTACAGCCATTATTTAGAATATGGCACGTACAAAATGAAACCAAGACCGCATTTGGTTCCGGCTATGCAGGAAAGTAAGCCGCAAATTTTCGGCTATTTTGAGGGCATTTTATGAGTGTAAATAGTTCGATTTACGCGCATTTAGAAGCAGACGAGCGTTTAAGGGAGCTATTAGCCCAAAGTTCAATTAACCCTAGTAAGAAAGCCATTTATGAAGAGTGGGCGGAGAGCGAAACAACTTTTCCTTACATGGTTTTATCTTTTTCGTTTGGGCTAGGCGACCACTACGCAAAGAACGAAAGTATTCTTAACATTGACATATTTAGCTATAGCAATAGCGTGCAAGCCGAGGACATAAAAGAGGCATGTATTTTTGCACTAGATAGGCAAACTATTGTAGATACAACAGACGGCGCATATATACGCTGTTATTACAACCGTGACGGCATTATTGTAGAGCCTACCGAAAATGTAACGCATTGGAATTTAGAAATTGCATTGCATCATTGGCGAAACGGTTTAATCAATAAGCTAGTCTAAGAACTTACAACAGGAGGCATAAACATATGGCTAGAAAAACAAATGGATTGACAAAAGAAACAGTAGACCGCTTTGTCATTGATGCAGGCGCGGTATATTTAAACGTTGGCGAAGTTGACGAGCGTTTACTAGGAGCAACACGCGGCGGCAATGAGTTTACAATTGACCAAGATATTAAATTGATTGAAATTGACGGCGTAAAAGGTGCAACAATGGGCGCTCGCCGTATCGTAGAAAGTAATGCAACGCTTAAAGTAAACTTACTAGAGCTTACAAGCGAAAACATTATGCTAGCAATCGCAGGCGCAGACGCAACAGATTACACAGACCCTAGCATTGAGCCGGCACCGACAGGCGCAAGTCATGACCGTATTCGCCGCACACGAAACATTTCAGATATGGACTTTATTAAATCTATTTCAGTTGTGGGCAAGATTAGCGGTAGCGCGGAAAACATTATTGTAACAATCTATAACGCTTTATCAGATGATTCATTTGAATTGGCATTTGAAGACCGCGAAGAGGGAGCGCTTGAAATTACATTCACGGCGCACTATGACCCTGAAAACGTAGAAGAAGAGCCGTGGTCTATCGACTTCCCTAAAGAAATTACGGCATAACATTTTGATCAAAATGCTGCAAGTATAAAATATTGGAAAAAGCAAAGCCTCCTATTAGGGGGCTTTTTTAAATAACAGGAGGTTTTCACCATGAGAAATTTAAACAGTAACGACTTAATGACTTGTGTAGCCATTTTCGGTAAAGTGGGCGACAAGTTAAAAATTGAAGAAGGAACACCGGAGGCGGCAATTGGTATGAAGTTTGTTTCAAGTGCCCTTTCATTTGCACAAAGTGATATAAAAGCTTTATTAGCCGACATTGCAGAAATGAGCATAGAGGATTTTGAGAAACAGCCTTTTGACTATCCAATTACAGTTGTCGAATGGTTGTTTGATAATGAGGATATGAAGTCTTTTTTTCAGCGTGTCAAAGCCTTAACACAGAAGTTTTAAGAACAATAAAAGATAAGTTCGCTCAAAGGTATGGTTGGACATTTGAATATATCCAAGCCATGCCTTTTTTATCGTTTATGGAGGCTTTGAAGATGTTAGAAGCAGGCATTAAGAGCGATTTTAACGACAACATGACCTTGCAGGCGTTCAATGCTTGGCAAATTCTCGAAGCGTTAAAAGTGATGTTAGGGGGAGACACTAAAGGCGCCCAAAGCTTTCAAGAATACGCACGAAAGCTTGGTTTAATCGAGGACAAAGAGCCAACAAAACAAGAAACAGACTTAATAAAACATACAAGACTCATCGAAAAAGAACGTGCCCTAGAAACAGCAAGCAAGATTTTACAACTACATCGAGAGGGGCGAGCACGCAAAAATGGTTGAAGCATTTAAACTACTTGGCGAGATTAGCTTAAAAGGCGGCGCCGAAGTACAACGACAACTAGACGCCATAGCGAAAAGCACCGAGGGCGCCGGCTCAAAAA